GTCATACTACTATTTATACGACCTAATAATCCCCTAGTAAAAACTAGGGGACCGATATTAGACTAGTTGTTTTGCGATTTCTTGTTCTTCTTTACTTGCATAATCTCTATCCCATTTGTCTAAATGTTTCTTCATAAACTTTCTAAACAATGGTGGTATTAATGCAATTGTAAATAGAGTGAAATATCCAACACCTGTATTAGGAGCGCCAACATCATCAAGTTCCCAGAAGTGAGTTTCCCCTCTATCGTGGTGGTCTGCTTGTCTTCCGATTTCAATAAAGAACCAAGAAGTAAACAATGTTGAATTGTCCCAATTGTGTCTGTAATCAATAGGTTGAGATTTTACTCTTATCAAACCATAATGTTCCAGATAGTTCAAAGCTTCTAATTCAAAGTTTGAAATTACCCACATTACAGCGAGACAAGTAATACCTACCCAACCACCTGCCATAAAGAAAAGTGCTACGGTAGGTACGGACATTAGATAACCTCTAATCCATCTGTTATCAAAACTGATAAAAGATTTATCTAGTCTTTGTAATCTTGCTTTCTCCATTTCAAAAAGAAACTTTGATTGACCAAGATATGAAAGTAGATAATGTCCATAGATTGTACGACCACGAGGAGCAGTCGCTGGGTCGTCTTCTGTCGCAAGTTCTAAATGATGATTATAACAATGAGCATAACAGAAATGTGCTGACCCACTTAACGCCATCATCCATCTACTAATAACAAAAGCAAAACCTTTTGTATGCGATAGTTCGTGTCCGTAGATGATACCGATACCTAAAAAGATACCAGCTGATAAGGTAGTGCCTACAAGTTCTAGTCCTGTGATACCGCTAAAAATTTTGTATGCGACAGCACATTGTAGAAATATAAACACAGGTAACATAAGATACATAACCGTGTTTTGCAACCAAGCAATACCTAGTGTTTCTCCGTTTTCATCAACGGCACCTTTCGTCTGCTTTGTGATTAATGTATCTAGTATTATTCCAACACCTAATAACGCAACGCCAGTCCACGCAAATAGACCGCCATACAATATTGATATTGCTGTTGTGATTATTAATACTGGTGCAATGAAATAACGGACATTAGTTAATAACTTTAACATAATGCCTCCTGTCCTTTCAGACATTAATTGCAAAGATAACTCGTTTATCTTATTAATATTATTTATAACATAAGTGGTTTTATTTGTCAAGCTTTTGACACATATAAGAAAATCTGAATATTCTAATTTACTTCTTAAAATATTTTTCGTATTTGTTAGGTTCGTCTTTTAGTTTATCACCAAAAGGACTTTCTTTATTTTCTGTAATGTTAGGCCATATCCTAGAGTATTCATCATTTACTTTTTTCATAAGACCACTTGCTTCGTTTTCAGGAACGATTGCGTCTATCGGACACTCGGGTTGACATACGCCACAATCAATACACTCGTCTGGATTTATAACTAACATATTAGGTCCTTCGTAGAAACAATCTACAGGACAAACATCAACGCAATCCATCAGTTTACATTGTATACATTTCTCATTAACAACATATGTCATAGGTATATTTATGGGAAGGCCAAAAAAAAGGCGACCCGAAAGTCGCCTTTTTTCGTTTTCAGTATAAACTGATATTACGCCAAGTTAACTACTTGTACTTTTCTGTAATATCTGTTTGAGTTAGCAGCACCAGAACCGTCAATAACAGCGTCAGACGAAGCACTAGCTTCAGCAAATGGGTTTGCTTGTAAGCCGTATCTTGTCTTAAATCCGATTTTCGGTTGGAAAGTGTCCTGACCAACTGCTCTAACCATTTGTAATGGTACATAAGGGCAGTAGAACATACCAGCGTCATAAGGAGAAGTTCCTTTATAACCTACTACATAGAATTGTTTTGTAGCAGCGTTTGCTGAATATGGGTCAATGTATACTTTAAATCTGCCGTTTAATACACCAGCAAATGTGTTTCCTGTGTCATCAACATTTAGGTTGTTGTTTAACGCAGGTGTGTAATCAAGTATACCAGCCATTTGTAATGCACTAGCAACATCAGAAGAACAGATAAGGATATTTCCTTTTCCTCTTCTTGTTCTTTGTGCGATTACATTAGCGTCTCTTTCTAATTGGAACATTAAACCTTTAAATCTTTCAACAGACCATCTACCGTTGGAATCAGTATCTAAATCAAAGATTCCTGCGTTAGTTGTATCAGTTTGAGCACCTTTTTCTGAATTGATATAGATTGTTCTTACGACTTCTCTATTGATTTCAGCAAGGATTTCAGCAGAAAGAATATTAGCAAGTTCAGTTTCAGCGTCTAAGCCGTGAATTGCTTTAAGGTCTTGTGCTAATTCCATTGTGTACTCAGCTTTAAGAGCTCTTGACTTAGCAGTTACCGTTGATTTCTCAATTGAGAAAGCCATTTCAGCAAATGCGTTACCAGAAGAGTCCCCTAGGGCTTCAGCAGAAGCTGTTGCCATTCCAGTTCCAGTAGTATAAGTACCAGCTGGGGAATCGTTAAGTACAGATGGGTTGTTTTGTGCAGGCGAATTTGTTGAAGTTCCAGCAGATCCAGGAATGTTTGCGTTAGCAGCGTTTCCAGAAAATTTACTTTCTGCTTCATCAAATAGCGCTTCAGTTCCGCCTTGAGTTTTATATCTGCTTCTCATTGCAAATATAAGTCCAGTCGGTCCGCTCATAGGTTGAACGCCAGCGATATCGTATGCGATAAGGTTTGGCATTGCTCTTCTTACAAGACTAATTAGGATTGGATCCCAGTTAGCAATGTTAGAACCTGTAGCGTTAGTTGGAGCAGCTTCCGATAAGAAAGCAGCATCCTCTTTCAGCGCTCTTTCTTGGTTTTCCAAGATAACGCTGGTTACAGCTCGTTTATAGCTATCCGTAACCTTTGGAAGGTCAGGATGGTCTAATACTGGCTGCCATTTTTTTTGGTAAGTTTCAGATAAGTACATATCTTTTTCCTCTCTCCTATTAATTACGACAACTTAATGTCTTTAGTTTTACTAATAGCGGTAGTATAAGCAGCCATTGCATTAGACAAATCTTCTGTATTTACTACATTGGAATTATCCGCTACCGCATTATCTACTTCGCTGTCAGAATTAGCTTCTTTTTTGTTTCCGAAATATGATTCCTTAATAGTCTCACATTTCTTCTTAAAGTCATCAGCGTTAGAATACTCAACTTCTTCTGTTAATTTAGCAAACTTCTCTTTTGAAGTGTCTGCTAAGTCAGAAGCAACTTCTGCAATAATGTCAGTTCTTTTCAAAGAAGAATTTTCTTTGTTCATTTCAACATTGTTTGCAATCTGTTCGTTAAGTTTCTTCTCTAACTCTTCAATCTTTGAAGCTTGGTCTTCTAACACATCATATTTTTCATCAGGAACATCAATATAGTGGTCTTCAAAAAGTTTTTTCAGACCATTGATAAAGTCCTCAGCAATCTCTCCCTTGATACCTCTTTCAATAGCAAGTTCGTTTTCTTTCATCCACTCGTTGACAACATAGTTCATATATGCGTCTACCTTCTCAACAAGGTCTGTTTTTGCTTTAGATACTTCTTCGTCAAATTTCTTATTGTAATCTGCTTCCATTTCTTCTGCAATTTCTTTTACTTTAGAAGTAATCGCAGCTTCAAAAATCGTAGCAGCTTTTTGTTTAAACTCTTCAGACAAGTCGGACTCTCCAGAGGTTAAAGCGTCAATGTGTTCCTTTACATCAACATCTTTTGCTTTCTGGTCGTCTTCACTTTTCTCGGACTTCATCATCTTCTCTTTATCTTTAGAAGCTTTCATATATCCTTCTTCCTTCTTCATTTCTTTTTCTTTATCAGAAGTTTCGGATTTTTCTTTCTTTTTGTCCAAGTATTTTTTCAGACCGTCTGGCATTTCTCCTTCGGATATCTTCTCGCCTTCAGCTTCGTCAGCTTCTTCCTTCTTTACAGAAGGCATTGGGTCAGCCGCACCTTGATTTTTTTGTTGTGCGTCACCTGAAACTGGCTTAACTTTTTTCGTTGCGTCAGGATTACTATCTGTTGGTTTAACAACAGCAGCACCTAAATCTTCGGCGTCATTTTTTAACGGCGAAGTTTCAGCAGCTACAGCGTTCTTTTTAGGAGCGTCTGGAGCTGTCGCTTCAACAACTTTATTAGTTTCTGTCTCGGCCATTTGAAGTTCTCCTTAATTTAAAAAAATAATTATTTTTTTCGTTATAATATATTTATAAAATTGCGTTCTTTTGTACGCAAATTATAGTTTTTTTAAGAAATCTTTGAATACATTTGCCTTAGCTTCTGCAATTTTCAGTCGTTTTGCTTGTGCTATATACTCTTTATACTCTTCAATCTCTCTTTCTTTTATAACGCCATTGTCCCAAACCCACTCTTTATTCTCCATAATACCTTCTACGAAAGCGTCTGGAGCGCTTGGGTCTGCAACTATATCAGCAGCTGTTGCCAAATAGAAGTCTTTTCCGACTACTGCTTGACCACCTCTACCTCTTTCTAATGAACCCATACCACGACTTGATACGCCTAATTTAGCGCCCTCATCTATAAGATTTTTTACTATCTTACCGTATGGAGTGTCCATTATCTTCGCCTCACCAATAAAATTGTTTCCATCTTCGTGTATATCTGTTATCATATGAGATACACGCTCAAGGTTTACCGTAGGTCCGTCAGGATGTCCTAACTCGCCGAACGCTCTTTTTTGGTTGACAAATTCTCTATTATATCTACTAACTTCTTTTGCTAGAGTTTCTTTAGGATAAACTCGTCCATTTCTATTTTTGATTTCTGATTGTAAGAAGACACCACGGATTTTGTAATTCTTTTTTCCGCCTACATCTTCGCATATGTACTCAACATTTTCAACTTGTTCAGTAATTAGTTTCATATGAATTATCCCTCTCTTTCCTAATATTTATAATATTTTTTATCTAAATTCAACAACTAAAGTATAGTTATCGCCTAACGCAAAGTTTTTAGTTGATAGATGTACTTTTCCGTTAGGTGTTGTTGCATTATTAGGAATATCGTTACCAGCAGTTCTAAAATCTAGGTATCCGTTACCACTTAATAAAAGTGTAGTAGTGTTCTCCGTTGCACCTCCCCAGGCTAACTCAACTGCTGATTTTGAGTTTGCAACATTTATAGAGTACCAGACTTTTGATATTGATTTAGTACCATCAGCGGTCATAAAATTTGAAGTCGCTGGGTCTACTAATACACTATCAGTTTCGCCTGTACCATCACTATGGTTTGTTCTCTTTACAACAAATTTAACACCTGCTGTATCGGCTACTACCTGCGTTGTAATTGCGTCTGCCATTATCCTGGATACCTCTCCGTTTCTTTATGCAGTTCTACTGCCATATTAAATTTACTTACATTAGCATCCGTAGTAATTTTTAACTCGGTTGCTGTATTAAGTTCTTGTTGAGGTACTAATCTGGCCTCGCCATTTTTTAAACCCCAATTACCAAAACCTGTAAGTTCTAATGTATCACTTCCTATTGTTAGAGTAGCAGTTCCTGTTCCTCTAATCTCATAATATACATTAGCTAGTGAAACGCTTTTATCGGAACTATACAAAGTTCCACTTTCGTTATCAGCGCCACTAGCATTAACAATTGCTTTAGTAGCGTCATCTGTTTTAGAGACAACACTTAAAGTCATTTTTATTCCTCAAAGTATGCTTTAATGTCGTCAGCAGATATACCACTTGCAGCTGCAACTTCATCAACTTTAGTTTCAATTATGCTTACTAAATCTTGTGGTTCTGACCAATCAATACCATCTAGTCCTTCAATCAATCCTTTGATAGCGTCTTTTGTTGCAGGCGCCAAAGCATTGTATCTGTCGTTTCCTAGAAATCCTGATACATTACCAACTATACTTGATACCGTTAATGCCATTTTTATTCTCCTGTTTTAACTTCTGTTTCTGTACTTGTTTCAGGATTATGTGCAGCTTGCACTTCGTCCTGTGTAGCTTGTGCCGTAAACGGTTCCGCAACTTCTGGTTTTGGATCCGAGTGAGGTTGTGCTGTATCTACTGCTACTTCAGTTGCACCATCAGACGGAGTTCCAGTCATAACATCTCTAGCGGCATTGAAAAGATTACTTGCATATTCTTTTCTACCTGTATCTAAAGCGTCACCAACTTTGTCTCTCATTGCGTCTTTAAATGCTTCACCAGCACCTGTATTATCTCCACTTGCAAGTTTATCAACAAATGTTTCTACATTACTTGGTTGTTTTTCATTATCAGCCATATTATTTCTCCTATATTATTTCGTCTGGTTCATTGCCTGACACACTAGTTTGTGGACTTGCAATAATACCATCATCAATTTCTCTTTTGATTTCGTTATCAATGTCAGATATTTCTCTTTCAGATTGTTTCAATATGTTTTTTCTAACATAGTTGACTGAAAAATATTTACCAACATAGTCTCTTACATCATTAGCAAGAGCAATTCTTTCTCTTAATAACTCAGCGTTTTTAAGTTCGCTGAAATGACCATCGGCAAGAAAATCATATTTGATTTTCTCTTTCATATCTATCCAATCGTCATCATTGATTATTGATTTAAGAACCAATTGAGTTCTTAATAAATCATTAAACAATTCTGTAAATTTCTTTCTTAATCTTTGTACAAACTTTGTAAATTTAAGTTCGTCTCTAGTTATCTCGGTACTTCTACCTAGATTGAAACCTTGACTACTTTCTAATCTACTAATAGGTACATTTAGAGAACGATATAGTTTTCTTTGGAAGTATTCTATATCTGCAACTTCACCTAGGTTTTGACCACCAGGTAATGTAGATATATCAGTTCCTCTACCACCTTCTCTACTAGGTAACCAAAAGTCTTCAAGCATAGACATATAGTTTCTATCGTCTCTAATCTCTCCTGTACTTGCGTCATAGACAAGTTTGTTTCTGTATCTTGCCATAACATCACGGAGATATTGCTCTGCTTTTACTTTAGGTAAGTTACCTACATCAATCTTAAATATTCTTCTTTCAGGTGCTCTTGCAATTCTGTAAATAACAACAGCGTCTTCAATCATACGCAATTGATTTACAGGTTTGATTGCCTTATGTAAATAAGACATAACCATATTTTTGTTCAAGTCTACTAAACCACTTGGACAAAAAGATATAGCGTCTGGTGCAATCTTAATACCACCACTTGCCATACCAGGTCCTGCAACACCTTTTTCATTATATAAAAAGTATTCGTTATAGTCGTGTACCACTTGTATGTTTGCCATAGCAACTGGACGACCTTTTTTAATTTCTCTTAACTTCTTAATCTTTCTAGGGTCTATGTATCGTAATTCAGTAATACCCTTAACTGGACTTTCTCTATCAATAATCTTATGATAGTATATTCTTCCGTCTACATACCATCTACGAAAGATATCGTGTCCTCTTGTAGAAAAATTAAGTAGTCTTAATATTTCTTTAAATTCATCTTCAATTTTTCGTTTAATTGCACTTGAAAGTGTTGTATCAGATAAGTCAACTCTAACTGGATCCTTATCAATTTCATTTGCCACTATGGCTTCGTTTACGATATCCTCTATGGCCATATCGCACTCTGGATGAATTGATACCTCTCTATATCTCCTAATTAAGTCTTGCTCAGTTTTCGCCGTACCTTCCATATCAAGGTACTGACCAAAATAACCTCCAGCGGCGACGGTTTGTGTACCGTCATCCGCTTTAGGTTGAGTAAAACTTTGTTTAGGGTCTACTTTAGGTTTAGTTCTAGTTATCTGAAAACCGAAAAGCTCTGCCATTTTATATCCTCAAAGTTTTATTATATATTTAGTCTACTATTAAGTAGTTGTTCTTGCTTCAAAGAACAAGTATCTAAACGATACTTCAAAAGTTTCAACTGCTTCTGTCGGTTCCATAGACAAGTCTATCGCACCAATAGATACTGGAAAGCATCCTCTTAATGTGTAAGACTTAATCGTGCCACCATTTCTGTCAAGGTGGTCAATAAAAGCGTCAACTTGATAGTCTGCTGGATTTACTAATCCTTCGTTATCAGACATATTGTTGATACCATTTTGCCATCTTTCAAAAGCGTCTCTTAATTTAAAGTTTGTATCGTTAAGTACCGTTATGTTCCAAGGTTCAAAAGTTCTATCAGCTGCAAGATATATTGGTCTACCACGGAAGTTAACCGTTGTTGTACCGATACTCATAGCAGGAATAGAAGTTGCATTACATAAGAACGCTAACTCTTCTGTTTCTCCACCAACTTGGGCGTAACCAGGAAAAGGCATTGTAACCTTAAACTGATTGGCTCTTGCGCCGCCGCCAGTAAGTTTAGTTTTGAAGTCATTAATGTTTGCCATTGTTTATTTTCCTCTCTACTATTAACCTGCTATCTCTTCAAAAGAGACACCAGTTCTGGTTGCAACGAAAGATAAAGTGATAAAGTTGATACTTCTTGCTGGTTTTACAAAAATCTCAGCAATAAATTCGTTTCTATCAATTACTTCGCCTGTGTTGTTTGTTTCATCACACACTACTAAAAAGTCTGTGATACCTCGTCTACCTTGTACTTCTCTTAGGAAAGGTTCTACTAGGTTTCTAAAGTTCGCTCTTGTAAACTCGTCATTAAATTCAAAGAGTTGGAATTTAGAAGCTGTCGCAATCGCCTTTTCTAAAACGATAAACAATCTTCTTACATTTATTCTATCAAACGCAGAAGGTTTTGCCAATCCAGTTTTGTCTCCGAAAAGAACAATACCTTGACCTGGGAATGAAACAACTGGGTTTATTCTCGCTCTGTATAGTTCGTCTCTTTGAGTTTTATTTGGATTGTAAGCAAGTTTACTAGCACCTCTAATAATACCTCTGTTTAATCCTGCAGGACTAAACCAAGCGTCATTAGTTAAATCAGTTCTAGCAGCCAAGCCAGCCATATCTCCGTTTAGCGGAACATATCTGAATACATCATTGTATCTGTCGTACATATATTTGTAACCACTATCAAATATTACATATGAAGATGATTGTATTGCATTGAAGAAAGCAAGTACATTGTTTGTTTGATTGATAGCTGATGTAATACCTACTACATCGCTTCTTTGTGGACTTGCAAATACAACAGCGTCTTTTCTTGTTTCAGCGATTGTAATTAAATCACCGATTAAAGTTGCTGAAGCGTTACCAGCCATTATCAAACTAACATCTACGGATTCACTATCTTGGAATAATTCAAACGCAGACTTTCTAACACCGTCAGTTGCCGTACCATCATCACCACCTGCGAAAGATAATGCGATAGGAGCGGTAACATCTGTAAATGTTTTACCTGCTTTTGCGTCTCCCCAATTTGTTCCGTTAGAGTTGTGGTCTCCCCAATAAATCATACCAGATTTTCTGTATATGACTTCTGGATAGAAGTTGTTATTTCCACTTGCGTCTTTAGCGTCTTTAGCTTTTGAAACACCTTCAAAAACTTCTAACACTTCGCCTTTTGTTCCGTTTATAGTACCATCGGCGTCTACTACGATAATGTGCATTTCGTCATTAGAACCACCAGCAGCAGATACATCTGGAGAAGTTCCTGGAGCACCAGACACTTGGTCATAGTACTTCCATCTTCTTCTTACATTTGCACCGTTTGTGATAACTCTACTTAATCCGCCAGTACCAACACTTTTCTTTAATGTGATATCGTTAGAAGAAACTTGCGTTACCTCGTACTCAACACCATCATCATAGTCGTTAGTTCCTGCAGAAGTTGAAAAAGCGATAATATCGCCTACACCTATATTAGTTCCACTTGTAACCGTAATTGTAGTGTCACCCACAGAAACAGCACTATCGTTAACGGTTGTTACCGCAACGGCTTCATATGCTGTAGCTGAAGGACAAACAGAAACTTCTAAACTATTTCCGTATGCACCAGCAAATCTTGCTACAAATTCTACGCCAGAGATACCAGTATACGCACCACTAGCTAAATAACTAGTGTTATAATCATTTGTATTTCTCACCAATAAAGCTGTACCAGAGTTGGTAACAGCGTTCTTAATACCTGTATTTTCAGTTCGTACAACTTTTAAGGCGTTTGAGTATTGCAGAAAAGATGAAGCAGTAAAATACTCTTCAAAATTATCTGTTGTCGGTTTACCAAACAAACTTACTAGGTCTTGTTCATTAGAGATTAATGTAATCTCTCCAACTGGTCCTCTTTTAGCACTAAAAGCGTATGCGCCAATGCTAGTAGAAACAGCAGGAACTATGTTAGTAAGGTCCTTTTCTTGTACGAGAACCCCAGGTGATACTTGAAATGCCATTAGGTTTCTCCTCTATTTGTTATTTGTATTTAAATTTAAATACATAATGTTTCCTTTTAGTTCAAAATTCGTATTATTCATACGCCCATTGCAAATTTTCTCAATCAATACTATTTATTATATGCCATTCCTACACTAGTTACCTTTGCGTACAACAGGATGCCAGACCGTTCCATACTCATCAACGGTGGGTTTTTCCTCTTCAGGAGTGCCATCATCTACGAATCCAAAAGGTGCCATATCCTGCTCTATGAGTTTTTCCTGTTCTCTATACATTTCTGCTCGTATATTTCTATCGGTCATTTCTTTAAAGTATCTTTGATTGACTAACCAACCGAATATTACGAGACAGGTCATAAGGTCATCATTACAACCTTCTTCTGCTTGCCAAGATTGATTTTTTCTGACAAAGGTTGACATTTCTTCTATAATTTTAAAATCATTGATAACAAGTTTATCTGCTTCAATGATTGCTTTGATATTTGCAGTTCCCATTTTCTTAATCTGTTTAGTCATACGAACACCTAGTTGTGAACCTCTTTGACTAAACATTGCACCTAGTATCTGACCTGCTCTACCTTTTTGAGTAGTCATTAATATATTATCATACTCTATCTCAAAGTGTAGACCATCAGATATCTGAGCGCCAATATCATTTACTTCAACAAGTATATGTGCCTTGTTATATTGACTACATACTTTCGCAATCATTTCAGGAAACAATATTGGTTTTAATTCATTATCTCTAAATGTTGCAACTACTCTATAAGGTAGTTGGGTTACATCATAGATTATAAACGCTGAATAATCTTTTAATGTACCACGAGCAACATCAACACAAGCAACATAAGTGTTACCTTTTATTGGTTTCTCAAAGATACTTAATCGTCCATTTGTTTGTAATGGTGTTATATACGGTGTCGCTTTAATCTTCGCAGGACTGATTAATGTATCTACTGAACCTAAAAACTCACACTCAAATTCACTTGCGAATTGAGTAGCACTTGTATTTCTTATTGTTTCTTCTTTCCACTTTTCGTCTCTACCTGGTACTTCTGACCAATGTACTTCCATAGGTACATAGTCATTGTTTTTATTTTCAGCGTCTACCCATAGTTTGTAAAACTGGTTCATACCATAAGGAGTAGAAACGATAATAACTTTTGTTTTCTGACCTGAAGTAATCGTAGGATAAACAGACGAGAAAAACTGCTCAGCGATTGTAGTAGGTACGAAAGCAAACTCATCTAAAAATATTATGTTGTATGAACCTCCTCGTATCGCACTTGAAGAAGTTGCGGCTGCAACAATTTTAGATTTGTTTTCTAATTCTATATTACCTTTGTTCCAGTTGATTACACCTTGTTGTAACCATTTAGGTAAGTTCTCATATGCAAGTTGTAGTCTACCTAGTATATCTCTAGCAGTTGAAGACTTGTTGGCAAGTATCGCTATGTTAGAGTTAGGATTAAATATTGCATAATGTAATAAGTAAGATATGATAGTTGTAGACTTACCACTTTGTCTAGGCAACTTGTAAATAGTAAATCTATTTTTGTGCATATTAGTAATCATCTTGTCCTGAAACTTATATGTCTTAAATGGTATAAGTCCTTCGTCAAGTGAAACTATCTGTACATAGTTCTTAATAAAATATAAAGGGTCTTCTTCACACCTTTTAAATTCTACAATCTGCTCTTCTGTAAATTCAATAGGTGTATTGACTTTCTTTAAATTAGGATTACCTAGATATGCGTCTGAAAAATTATTCATCTTTTTTCTTCTCTGGTGTAATATCTTTTATATCTTTATCTTTTATCATCTTTTGTAATTCAGTCGTACTACCTACAAATAATGCGTTCTTAATTTGAGGACTTGCACTTTTAGGTAGTTCTTTCAAGTCTTTTAATTTCTTATTTAAATCTTGTAGTTTGTCAACGGTGTCTGCTACATTTTTGATACCTGCTAATGCAACTTCATATGCTCTAGGGTGTTGACCTTCTTTTGCAACATCAAGTATACCTTGTATCGCCTCTTGTCCTTTTTCAATTAGATTGTAATAGTATTCTCTACTATTCTTATGGTCATTATCCACATCTTGCTTTTCTTTATCTTCTTCTCTAGCAACAGGTGGTTTAAATTCTTTTTGTTGCATAAGTTCAGCGTTAGGTTTACTTTCTACACCTAATATTTCGTTTACTCTATCTTCTAGTTTGCCCATTTTATCTTACCGTAAAGTTTGCGTTTAATACTATTCTCCAGTTTGAGTGAATTGGTAATGATGAAGTGTGAAATATATTACCTTTAAACATAACAGCAGTATTGTTTTTAGGTGCCACTTTTTCTCTTATTGTAAGTTGTCTATCTTTTACAAACTTACCATCAAACTTCTCATTAAAAAATACCGTATCACCATCGCTATCTTCAGGATAGTAAATTAAATTCCATTGATTATCTTCTAATCCCCATTTAGTATCATCAATATGAGGTACATTATATTGACCTTCTCTAAATCTAGGATGTGGCATTAGTAAATTAAATTTTAATCTTAATACATCATCAACTTCGTAACCACATTTTTGAACCATAACTTTTAGAGACCTATATACACTATCATATGCAGGAGACATAGGTGTTTGTTGAATTGTTTTATTTAAAATTAAATGTGTGAATTGCATAGTTCTAAAACTATTCTTATCGTCAACTACGCCAGGGTTGTCTCTAAACTGCTCATCATAAATGTCCTTCGCAATAAACCAACCACAATTAAATATATTTTGTTTATACTCTATATCTAAATCATCTGGTAAAGCATTGTCTATCTTTATTATATCGTTCATCTTTTCCTCTCATAATTATTCATCGCTTCCTGTTGAAGGATTATATCTCTTTATATCAGTAAAGAAATCAATAGAAGTTGTGAAACCAAAATCATCACCAGGTTTTGCACTTGCAGGATTAGGTGTGATTACTATTCTTTCATTTCTTGCTAAAGGTTCATCTGTACTAGAACCTAAATCTGTTTGTACTTTTCTTACAACACCTTGACTTGTTTGTGGACCATATAGATAAGTCTTTGCTGTAAATGACATAGTATATATAACTGCTCTTCGTGTGTTAAAATCACCATCATAATTATCTTCGTAATTTATATCACCTAATACAATAGGTACATCACGCTTGATATTCATTTTAGGTATCATATTAATTGTAACCGTATAATCAGGTTGAAAGAACGGAACAATCTGTTCAACTATTTGTAAACCATTTTCAGCAGTTGCTGTAAATATATAAAGTTGATATGTGATATTATAAGGCACAGGATTATAACTAAAGACCATCTTATTAGTCTGGTCACTAGAAGAACCATCTGTCTTTTGTGTTCTAATTCTTTCTATCTTATTTAATTTCCTACTTGCGTCATATTCTAAATTCGTAATCTGAAAACCCATACGAGGTAATATAGTAGAAAATTGTTGGTCTTGTAAATCAGGTTGTTGTGTTAGTCTTACAATAAACTTTTCTTTAGGTGCATATGCTAGAGGCACTTTAAATCTTTTAACAACACTATCATTTGCGTCTTTAGTCTGTACAATGATATCGTTAAATATCTGACCAAACGCAATTGTTAGTCTTCTTAAACCTTCGTTATAAAAATGTGTACCGAACATTATTTAACTTCTCCAAATGGGTTAGCTTCTGTAAAGTCTAATATGTCATCTGAAACCGTTGCAGTATCAAAACCTGCTTCAGTATCTAAATCTAAATTATCAGCGTATACAGATTTAGTTTGTATTGATGTGGCTGCGTCTCCGTCAGTTGTGATATCATCAAACTCTTCTTGTATTAAGTATTGTGGATTACCATACTTATCACCTTGTTCTAATATCAATCTACCTGTTGAAGATGTTAAACTAAATGTGCCATCTTCTAATAAGAATTGATATTGTAAACTTGTATCAAGTGATTTTCTATCATCTGCTGTATCAATATCAGGATGACCTGTATTAAATTCTTCACTTGAATATTCAAAAGTTTTACATCTTAATTTGTAAACTGGTAAGTTGCCTAGTTGAAAGAATGGTTCCTGGTCTTCAACAAACGCAACTTCAAAAAACTTGTTCATCAAAGGATAGTAAATTACATCACCTTCGTTAGGTCTACCATCAACCATTAGGTTTGCTGGGTCATCAACCTGTTCCATAAATCTTCTTTTCGCAACAACAAAAGTTGTATCGTCTCTAACTTCTAAACCAAACTTACTGATTATCTCTTGTTCGCCTTGGAATCCTTCAACCGTTTCAAAATACATTTCAATCAAATAACTATCATCAAACCTAGACGCAGAATCCTCACCTAATATAAGGTCTCTATTTACTAGAGTTCTAGGTAAATAATAAACAGCGTGACCATAGATTTTTAAATTTTCTATAATTAAGTTTTCGTGCAATCGCTTTTCAGCGTCTGAACCTATGCCATCGCCGCCTTGAAAGTAATGATTAACGGCCATTGTTGTTTTATCCTATCATCATTGCTGGGTTTAACTCAAACGAATTTCTTATTTCAGTTTCTAGTTTTTCAATGTCTTGCATTGCTTCTGAATATATTTGTTGTCCGTTTAAGGTAACACCACCAATCATTGCTACTCCATTAAATTTAGAGAGATTGGCACCCCATTGTTTTTTAATTAATTGTGTTGTGTATCTCTTTAACCAGATATCATTGTAGACATCTGTAAATGTGTCTGGGTCTAATTTTCTATATGCTTCTATTACTAAAAACTCACCTACTTGTAAATCGTTCTCCCAGTCCATATCAATGTACAATCTGTTATCGTGTTGATTAAATCTTAATGGCTTTTCTCCTACTAATATATGGTCTAAAAAATCTAATTGTCTTAAAACAATGTCATAGTTTATTACACTTGTTGATGAAAAATCATACAAGTCGTTTAATCTTAATTGATATCTAACATCAAATAAGTTTAAGTTTCCTTTGTTTGAGAAAGGAAAGATATTAATTACAGATAATACACTTTCAGGAACAACTATAAATGAGTTGCCTTCTTTCCAAGTAGTGGTTACACTATTCTTGGTTACACCTTCAGAAGTATCTGTTAGTATTCTAGTTTTGTCAGCTTGAGTATACTGATATTTTAAATATGTTCGTCTGATACCATCATAGTGATATTGTTGATAATATTGTAGTGCTTCGTCAACTCTATCGTCTATCTGGTCATCATCAACATTTATTTCAATAACAGGATGCCCTAACGCTCTTTTTGCGTATGAAATTAATGTTTGTCTTGTATTAGGAGTTGCCATAGTTTATCCTCTTCTTTTAGCAATATTTATAATTTCCACCAAGTACCGTCCTTAATATACTTTGAAGTTTCGTCATCTTTATCAAAATATACGCATAGGAGGGCGATAACGAGGCCTAGAGAGACTAAACCTTGCATAAACGGACTATGTAAGAGTAAGAACCAAAGTACATCTAAACCGTTGCCACCGTCTAAAATTATCCAATCAATTTCGTCTTGCATATTCATTTCTTCTTACCACACCTCTTTAATGCAGATTTCAATTTAACGACCATATCAAATATGTGTGCGTCTGTATGAAAAGGTGTAGGTGTAAATCTTAATCTTTCTGTTCCTCTAGCAACCGTAGGCCAGTTGATAGGTTGAACATAGATACCATTCTTGTATAGTAATTCATCTGATACTGCTTTACATTTCTTTGGGTCACCTATAATAACAGGAACAATATGACTATCGTTTTTTAAAACTTCTATACCTTGTCTTTCAATTTCTTCTTTTGTTTTCTTTGCTCGTTCCTGTAATTTTTCTCTTAATTCAGGATGGTCTTTAACATACTTAATACTAGTCAATGCACCAGCACATATCGTTGGCGATAAACTAGTTGTAAATATAAACGCACTTGCCATACTTCTTATTGCGTCTATAAACTCTCTCTTTCCTGCAATGTACCCACCTTGTACACCAAAGGCTTTTGCTAGCGTTCCGTTTATAATATCAACATCTACATTATCTCTTTCACATATACCAGCGCCTGTCTTACCATACAGACCAACAGCGTGTACTTCATCTATAAAAGTTATTGCATTGTATTTTTTACATACATCAACAATCTCTTTTACAGGTGCTATGTCTCCGTCCATAGAATATACACTTTCAAATACTACACATTTAGGACCAGTATTAGATTGTAAGATACTTTCTAAATCTTTTACATCATTATGTTTAAATATCTCTTTTCTATTTTTACTATGTCTGATACCTTGTATGATTGAAGAGTGATTTTGTTCGTCTGATATAAACAACATATCAGGTATAATCTTACCCATTGTTTCTAATGTTGTTTGATTAGCGTTATATGCTGAAGTAAATATTAAAGCACTTTCTTTATTATGTAGTATTGCAAGTTCTCTTTCTAACGCATAGTGATAATGAGTAGTGCCTGATATATTTCTCGTACCACCTGCACCTGCACCAGCAGTTTCTAGTGCTGTTTTCATACTATCAATTACATATGAGTGTTGACCCATACCTAGATAATCGTTTGAACACCAGTTAACTATATTTTTGATTGAGTATTTTGAATACCATATGGCGTTAGGATACTCGCCACGCTTACGAATAATATCGTTAAATGTACGATATCTTCCGTCTTCTTTGTAATCTGTTATTACTTGTTGAAATTTGTCTAAATGTTCCATTACTTTGCATATGGAAATAATGCGTCTGTACAAAACTCTTCAATATCTTTTTCAGGTAATCCTAATGCTTTCATTGTTCTAGGTGTATGAGGATTCTCTCTTTGAAATTTTGCGTATCTGTTTTGTGCTTCTTTTACTTCCGTCTCGCTTTTTATATTTGAATTTAAATTAAAATCTTGTTTATATCGTCTTAACAAAGTAAAGTAAGGTCCCAAATCAGTACACGCTAAACTTAATGCGTTTGTCAGTTCTTTTTCTGTATTGATATTACCTGCAGCTATCATACCTGGACTAAAAATTTCTAATGCCCAATCAGGTAACTCTCTTACTTTTGATGGTTCGTAAGTTTTACTTTCTTCACAAAACCATTCTACCATCGGATGGTCTACTTCTCTCTTACCACTTAAAGGCGACCAATCGTGGAATAAACCAGTTACCTTATTAGGTCCTGCGATAACATCTAAACCCCATATAGGTGCTGGTGTATGAAAATGAGGTATAACAACACAATGAAACATATATAGTTTTTTAGTTTCTCTAGCGTCAACAACATCTATATGACATCTTCTTGCTTCAGGTGTTTCCCAAACTCTATTAATCCAACCATCTTCTGGTCTATTAAATTTTGCCATACTTTCTTCAACAATCTCTTTGCCTTCGTCATCAAACTTTGACATAAGATTTTTAGTTGCGTCTTCTAACATTTCCCATATTCTACTTCGTTGTGCCATCACCAAACCTCTTTTCGTTATTCTTAATAAATTGCAACATTTCTTTAAATAAGTCAGTTGCAAAACCAAAACATTGTCTTGCTTCGTAGACAACATTGTTTACATTTTTATCTATATCGCTAGCGTCATTGTAAACATAATGACTATCTACTGCTAATCTTAATGCGTCTTTAATCTCATTTGTATCTTTGTATGTGATACCGTGTTCTGGATTCTTGTTAAATTTAAACTCATAATATTTACCAAGACCAGGTACTTTTCTTTTTATCATTTGACCACCTGATAAATCGCCCATATGTCTAACATAAATGTGTGCCATTATCTTTTCAGGACAATCCATCAATTCTTTATTTACATAGTCAACATATTTTCTTGTACTCTCAAACATCATAGGTTGATGAGGATAAGTCCATAGTTCATCAAAGTCTGCTTTGATAGCAGGTGCTCTTCTGATAAATGGAAAGTTATCTAATAAACCTTCTGCCATTGCAAGTGCTTCAAGTATATTATAACATTGATGTTGATTGTATAGATAGTTTGCGTATACTTCAGGATTTATTTTACCTGACATTAATATCTTAACGAAACCTTGTCTCTCAGCTTCTTTATGATGTTCCCAAGTGAGTTCTTTAAGAGTTTTCATTAATAGGTAATCCTTGTTCTTCTTTCTTTTTCTTTTCGTCTAAATCATCTTGTACATATTTTTTTAAATCTTCAGGCACATCTTCAAAATTCATAGTCTTAATATGTACAGCGTTTGCCATAAGACCTGCTCTCACCATTTGGTCTTCTGTCTCATCTTTATTACCGTCTGATACATTATTTTCACCAGATTTATCTTTTGACATTTCTTTTACAGCGATTGAGAACATATCTACTTTTGGTTTTATTTCTTGCCAATATTCTTCGTGTGCTGCTAAATCACCTAATAGTTCGTGTCTATATTGCCAAGATAATTTAACTTCTTCAAGTACTTCTTCTCTTCTTTCACTATCATATGCTTTTTTAAATTCTTTTTCTATTTCTTCTACTAATACAGAAGACTTTAGATTTCTATGTATCTCACTCATCAATGCCCATAAGTGTGCAAGTATCTTTTCTCTATCATCTTTGATAGTATGTAAATGTTCTATGTAAGATTGACAAGCAAACATTACAGCAGGTTGAACATACTTGCCTTTTTCTTCTATACCATTTAAAGGCCAATTTTTCTGATACTCTTCTCTAATAAGAGTGCCAACATATATTGGGTCTTTGTCTTTTGTGAGTTTAAGATTGTGTGCGTGAAATTCAGTAGAGGTTATGATATTTGCCTGATTAAACAGGAAAGTACCTACAACCTCTATGTAATCTAATTTCTTTTCTTTATATCTTTCGTAGAAAGGATGATTTTCGTATCTGGTTCTTGCTTTGTCAACAAATTCAATAACTTGTTCCATTTTCACTCCAATTGTTAATATAACGACCTATCAGATATACAGCCCAACGGTCTATAATGTAATTATTTATCTAGTCTCTAGGACCCAAGTGGAAGAAGTTGGACTCTTGGTTAGAGTTCGCACCTTCTCCATAATAATCGTGTTGGTATGTAGCAGAAGAACCACCATCATATCCAGTCCAATATAACTGACCTCTCTGGTTCAATGCAGCTGGCATTGAAGAGTTTCCAGATTGACCACCTATAAACAAGTCTGTCCATCTATGACCACCAGCAGGTTGGAATACAATTCTTTTTCTAACTCTAAAGTTCTCGTTGTCTTCCATAGCACCAGAGAAAGAGTTTCTTCCACCGTTTGTCCATTGGTCATCATTTTGAGAAGTTCCACCAAGACCTTGGTCATCATTATTACCACCTCCCCAAATCTTGCCGTTGTCGTCAAGTATCATAGGTGAGTGATATTGATAATAAGGTGATGAACCTTGCATCCTATCTTGTCCTATATCACATACATTAACAGGCCATTTAGGTCCTTTAATGTGTATAAATGTTCCTGGCATTCCACCAGAGTGATAGTAGTAAGAGTTGGATTCAACTGATTGACCTCGGTTACCATATGTATGATGGTTACCATCGTGGTTCCATAACATACCTGTTGATTTCTGTCTAAACATAAACCATTTTTGTTCGTCACCACCACACCAGAAGTAGTCTACATCACCATTGTGAGCAAAACTCATCCGTCTCCAAGAACCTAAATATTGAGTTCCTGTATAACCTGGTGACCCGAAAGGTACTGAACCTGAAGTCGTGTAACCTGTGAACCACATATATCCTTCACCGTCTAGTATGAAAGAAGCGTGGTGACCACCATTGTTCCAAGTGTGTTTTAATAATTTGATTCCACCGTATCTGTTAAAGTCAATACCTACTTTTGTTGGTTTCGTATAGTAGTAAGTTCCATTATAGTTACCTACACCAAGTTCACCGTGTTGGTTATGACCCCAAGCCCATAAGTGACCTGCTTCGTCTAATGCGTGAGTCCAAGCCTCTTCTGAACCTGACCAGTAAACATCAACAATCATACGACCATCAAAGTAAGATTGTGGTAATCTTACAGGTCTGGTTACATTACCAGAATAGAAGGCAGTATTTGTTGGTCCACCAGAAGTGTCCGTTGAGTTGTTAATTGATGGGTTACCTAAACCAAGTTGACCGTTGTTATTGTAACCCCATACCCATACTGAACCGTCATCACCTAACGCCCACACCGAAGATGTACCGTTATTTTTGTGCATATCAGACATACCAATTTTTATAATTTTAGTCTGATTGAAAGTTTTAGTTATGTTGTTACCTTGCCAGTCAGTAGTGTCATTTGCAGTTACCCTAACCGTGTATTGTCTATCAGTAGTTTCTGAATTTCCTAATCCGTAGTTACCATTTTCACCAGAAGCATATACTTCACCATTATCCATTAACCAATATGTTCTATTGTAAGTACCAACTACTTGTATAATTCTAGGTGCTCTACCGTGATGAGTAGTCATACGACCTGTACCAGATAAGTTCCAAGTTCTATTATCAGTAGATTGCATCCAGTTTGTAAATGTGAAACCTGTTGACATAAATTTCGCAGTTTCAATATTACCTGCAACACCATCACCTAAACCTGAACAAGATGTACTATCACCAGCACCGTACCACATATCAGAACCGTCTGAACATAATACGCAAGTTCTATAATTCATAGAAGCGTCATCGCCGTGGTTACTTCCTAAGTTGTATCTCCAGCCTAACGGAGCTCTGTTTACGAAAGATACTACTTCGTTTCTAGTACACCATTTGTTTTCGTTTATGTAAATTAGTTCCCAATACTTTGATGGTTGTCCATCGTGTTCTTCTACCCAAGTGTTTTGATATCTAGTTCTTTTTAGACATAGATAAATTTTGTCAGCAACTTTAACCATTTCGCCTCTTTCATATTGTCTCCAATATTGCCAAGTTTCAATGTTATCGTTACCTGCAAGTAATAGTGTCCAGTATCTTTGATTATCTGGTCTATAACTTCTTTTAACAATTGTAGGTGCGTAATGCGTATAAGAAGATGTATTGGTCATTGATTCCGAAGATATAGTAAAGCTGTTTTCAGGTGTATCTTCAATACATCTGTACGACTTACCTCTCCAGTAAACTACATCATTTCTTTTGTAGCTTGTCATATCTTTCCAATTACCTCTCCAGGTAACTTTGAAATTTTTAATATCTAATGCCATATCTTTTTCCTACTTTGTTAAATTAGAATCCAAGATTACTTAAAAATGTAGCCTTGGCAGCCTTATGGTCAGCGATTGCTGTTTTTGTTGCAGAAGTGTCATCTGCTACATCAGCAAGTAAGTCAACCATTGACTTGTCTTCCATAAATTTTCTGTCTAAATCTTCTAAGCCTTGTTTTACATAGCTAGAAGAAGCTTTTAATGACGCTTTTTCGTCAGCGTCTGAAACAACTGAAACACCGTAAACGCTATCGTTTTCGCCATCAGTCTTAATAGTTGTATTGCCGTCATCAATTGAGAAGTAAGCTTTACCTTCTAGTTCTCCTAAACTGATTGGCGTATCACCTGTTGGCTGCACATAGTCGTCACCGTGAGGTACTCCAGCAGTCATTGAAAATATTACTTTTGCCATTGTTTTTTTCTCCGTTAGTTTATTAAATTACTTTCCTTATATTTATATTATCTACCGATTCCGGCATTCCACATCATACTTCTTCCTGTACTTGAATAGGTCGCAGTAGCGTGGTGTCCCAAGTTATTATTATTTGAGTAACCCCAAAGTAATACTTGTCCGTCATCTGTTCCCACCATCATTTGCGGTGAGTAATAGTTTGATGAATTATCAGTACCTTTAGCGTACATAGTTCTAATTCTAGTTCCTGCAGGAATGTAAGTATGGAACGGTTTATAAGTTCCATCTTCACCAGTCCAGTTAGTTCCAGCAATCGGATTTGCAAGACCTCCGTAACCACTATAACCTTGACTAAAAAACTCTCCGTTATCTTGTAGCATATAAAGTCTTCCAACATCTCCAGAAGAACATACGATTGATACTTCTTTCAAATTGTTAATCTTGTCAACTTGTACAGGTGCTTGGTTTGTTCCAGTACCACCATCTCCTGATAGGTAATAACTTCCAGAATAACCAGCAGTCCAAGTTTGTCCATTTTTCAATCTCATAAATGTTGTGTGATAACCATTCCAGTATAATGTCCAGAAGTCTACGATATCTTCGTTAGGCGTAGCAGTTGATTGTGTTAACTGATTTCTGTTTGTTGTAGAGTTATCTACAAAGTTACCATATCCGTTGTAACCAGTTGCCCAAATATATCCGTTACCATCTAATATTGAGAAGTTTGAGTTTGATGAGTGAGAATTACATTGCCATACAGCGATACCACCGTTATCAGCAGCTGCAAATCCAGACATCTTAACAGGTCTGTATTTGTCAGTTGTAGTTGTATCACCTAATTGACCAACATTGTTTCTACCCCAACCGTAAATATTATCTTCACTTGTTCTTACATAGAAACTTGTACTATCACCACCTGAGCAAGTGATATCTACAATCTTCTCGTCATTAAACCATTCTCTAGGTATTCTCTTCGGACCGTATACATTTTGCGTTCTACCATCTCCAACTTCACCGTATCCGTTGTAACCCCATACCCATACATCACCATTGTCATCTAATATAGCAGGTGTGTGAGTACTATCTTCGTTACCGTGTTTCTGTGCTAGTTTAACAGCAAATACATCTTCAAGTCCAGCAGGCGATATTGCCATACCAGGTGAACCATCATAACCAGTTCCTTGTTGACCGTGTGAACCGTATCCTGTGTGGAATACTTGTCCGTTATCAAATAAAATTAGTTTGAAAGAGTAACCTTCTTCAATCTGTATACATCTAGGTGTTCTTTGTCTGTCGTATCTAGTCCACTTACCACTTCTTCTTTCTTCATAACCACCTTCGTTTCTGTTTTCAGAATTGTAGAAGTCTCTCCATCTAAATGTCATTTCTCTAAAGTAAGAAGATGAACGACCTTGTTCACCGTTTGATGAATCCGAACCGTGACCTAATGTCCATATTGAACCATTTTTATCAATATAGCAGTTGTTTCTGTATACACAACCAAATTCAGAATTACCGTGTTTGTATGGCCAGTTCATTGGTCCTCTATTCGGGAACCAAACACCAGCACCTTGTTCTTGCGAGTTCATACCTGCAAACGATTCCCAGCAGTTGTGATACGATTGAATATGAGCAGGATAGTTCTTACCTGTTTCATTGTTTTGTTCGTGTTCACTTCTACCAGTTAATCTTCCAGAAGTAACCGTTGATTTCGTCATCATCGGTGACCTTGTTGGTTCTTGGAAACCGTATTGAGGTGGTCTACCTTTGTTATCTCTTAAACATCTGTATAAACCAGTACCCATAAAGTAATGTTTTTCACCAGTTGATATTCGTTTAAATTCTTTGTATGATACAATATCATTGTAGTTGTAGTGTGTATTTGGAGAATACTCACCTCTAAATCTCATAGATGATTGTACTTTATCCCAATGTTTATGACCTCTCCAAGTTTTCTCAATTGTCCAACCTAATGAGTTATACATTCCTGTAGTTGCTCTATTAGATGTTGTAGGTTCTAAACAGAAAGGATAGATGATTGTATTTGTACTTCTCTCATAATCGTTTTGAGCATAAGGTATTTCAATCTCAACCGTTCTACTTTCTTTGTTTGTAAAATTGTATCCACTTTCAAATCCAAGTGTTTTGCCATTAGGCATTTTCTTAGGAAAGTTTCTATTGTAATCTCTATCAGCATTGAAGAAACAATCAACATATGTGTTCTCATCTACTTGTCTATTATTTAAGTAGTATTTAACCCAACCGTTCTTGCCGTAACCTCTCCACTTTTTAATATTTGTAGGTGCAAAAGTTCTTGCTTGATTGTTTGCCATATCATATGTTTCAACTGATTTAGAGTTGTACATACCAGCGTGATTTTTACAATAGATGTAAAGTTTAGCAGTTGCTTTTCTAACATTGATTTTAGTATGAGCACCAGGATTACCAGGAGTACCTACATAAGTTACCCCAGCAGTTAGTTCACTACCACCGCCGTGTGTACCATCAGCAGTTGTTGAAAATGCTAAATTATGTGTTGCGTTAGTTGAGTGTGATTGGTCAAATAAGTAAGTTTTACCTTCTTCAAATTTAACTAGATTATCAGCAGCTTCAACACCGTCAACATAGTATTTGTTTCCACTACCTGGGTTTGCAACCGTAATTTGGAAAGTTCTTTCTCTATTAGCAGTTTCGTCTGTCGTATCAGGTAGATATAAGTCTATTAATCCTTCGTTAGAAGTTGGATTAGCGCCAAGTGCTGTATTTGATGAAGCACCTGTTTTGTCAACAGCAGTAAAGTTACCTGTGATACCATCAACACTTGTTGTTGTGGATTCAGCAACTAATTGATAAACTGGTTTACCATTTACTAATAAGATTTTCTTACCAGCAGCTGCGTGTTCAGATGGAGCAGGAGTTCCTGCAGCCACGAAATTATCTCTTCCTTGCGTTATTACAGCAGATATATTTGATGAAACTTTTAATGCACCTTGAATATAAACTGGTGCAACATTAGAAGTTTCTGTTGGATATTCAGCACTATCAGCAGAAGATATATAAATTGTTCTTCTTGTATTTACTGAAGCACCTCCGCCAGCAGTACCTGCCCAAGCATTTGTAACCTGTAAGTATGTGTTATTACTATCGTCTGTTAGTAATGAAACAACGGTATCTTTTAATTGATTACCAGATGAATCCAACATACCTTTTAATGATGGACTTGCGTCTGTTTCAAATCCTGGTACATCGCCTTGATTGAAAGTAATCTTTCTACTAGAACCAGCACCGCCTCTTCTTGTATCTTCAGCATTTGCAGCTGTTTCAGTTTTGTACATTGGGAAGAAGAAACCGTTATCGCCGTTTGACGCAGTTCCTTTAACATAGTAAGGACCAACTGGATCCTCTCCTAATGACTTACCTGTGTTATTCGTATTATGAATACCATCAGCAGTATAAGAGAAACCTAGTGGGTAATACTTGTTGGAATCATTGTGTTGATGAAATCTGTATGTATGACCTTCTTTGAAAAACTCCCAGTTCTTGTAACCAGCAAATTGTCTACCTTTCGTATTGTGTCCCATACGATTGTCAATTTTGAAATCTGGCACACCACCTGAAACTTGTACACTAACTACAAAGTTATTGTCAGTTGGTACATAGTGGTATCTGAAATAGTTTTGTTCAAAACCATTGAAGTTGTCCAATTCAGAATAGTCGTCTTCTGTTTGTTGGAACATTTCGTCATATTCTTCAAATAGGTGTCTTTGATGGCGAACAATTGAACCCATTGAAGCGTCTATTGTAGAGTGGTGAGCGTGTATTGCTTCGTGCTCTTGCGAGAAGTTAGTAGAGTGTCTAGTAATAGGGTTACCATCGGCGTCTGTTCTTTGCTTCTCATCACCTCTTTCATTTTCAGTCCAGTATTGTGTGTAACCGAAAAAGTCTGTATTTGTGAAATTCGGGTCGTTCATCCAACCGTTCATTTCTTTAGGATTATATCCAAATATTTTTGTTCCTGGAGCAAACGCATTTGTACCATCAGGCATATATTCATTTGTAAGAATCCACATAGCATTATTATGATAAACTATGTCGTCTCTTCTATATGACTGGTTCTTGTCGTATTCTCCTTGGAATTGTAATTTAATTCTTCCAAGATTTATTTTTGCCATTTTAGTTCCCTATCTTTGTTTAACTATTTATTAATTATCCTAATACCGCAGGTTGGAATAATGATGAATAATCACTATCATTTTGTTGCTGTATGTAGCTTCCACCATATCCAACGATTAAGTATCTATTATCAAAAGTTTTTATTTCTCTAAAGTGATATCTGTTACCATCTTGCGAATAATAACCTCTACCTCTTATATCTTCTACTCTTCCGTGTGCAAAGTTCGGCATACGAACCATTTGGAAGTAGTAATCATCTGTCTCTTCAATACCGTTGGAAGCGTTTCTATCTCCAACATATTGAGTAGAATATCCTACTGAACAAGTTCCGTAGTTATTTCTACCTGCCATAAACACGAATCCGTCATATGTTAATAAGTGTACTGAACAATGCCATTGGTTACCATATGCAGATTGACATCCAATATCTTTAATGTTCATAACATCTTGCGTTGTAGTTGATGTTGTACCTGTATTAACTTGCCATTTAGGCGATACAGCAGAAGATTGATTAGTTGTGTTACCAAGTCCTAATTCATATGCACCATTGTAACCAGCACATTTGATTTTACCTTCTTGGTCTTTAGTCCAGAAACTTGCGTATCTGCCGTTTCCAGTAAACCACATATTAGTTGCGTGTGAGTGAGTTCCACTTCCAGGTCCGTTACCTACCTGTGTAAATGTGTTAACATCTGAAGTATTACCCATCATCGCCCAACCGTATTCGTTTCTTCCAGACCAGAATATCTTACCTTTTTCAGTTAAGATTGCAACTCTTTGATATGATTCCTGACTATCTACTAGTAATTTTTTAATCTTACCAGGATTAGAAGCACCATTGTCAAAGGTTACACCAGTTATTTCAGTTGGTACTGATAAGTTAGTTGTATTACCTTGTGCTAAAACTCCGTATCCATTGTAACCCCAACTATAAAGTTTTCCGGTTACATCTAAAGCGAAACAGAAACCGTAGCTTCCGCCAGCAGTCCAGAAAGCGTCAATCTTATTACCATTGAAATATGAAGTCTTATTAATTTTTGTTGGTCTACTTAAATCAGAAGTGTTGTTTTGTCCTAATTGACCATAACCATTGTAACCCCAAGCCCATAGTTCGCCATCTGTATCTAAACCATAGACGCTATGAGTATTAGTTCCGTTACCATTACCACCCCAATTAGTAATATAAATTCTTTTCATCCTTGTATCTTTTAATGTGTGTGTTGAAGTATTACTTGCTTGATATACTTCTTGGTATGTACCACCACATCTTACTGGATATCCTCTGTTTGAAGTAGCAGCGTCACCATTTTGTCCGTGACCTCCGTAACCCCAATGGTATATTTCACCATTATTAAATAGTGCCATACCTGTTTCATATCCAGATAATAGTTGAATTGCTTTTGGTGGTTCTCCGTCAGGAGTTGTATGAATACCAGAACCACCGTTATCTGTACTTCTATACCAATCGTTGAATGGGAATGTCATTCCTACTCCAGTTAGTACAGAACCTTGGTTAATTCCGTTTTGACCATTTGAGTTTGAACCCCAACTTGTAATACCACCACGACCATTAATGAAACACGGCCAGTCAACACATTGACCTTGTTGGAATTGTCCAGGCAATCTGTATAGTGGGTGGTCATCTCCGATAGGACCACTTGTATTACATAGAGACATACACTCTAAACGGTTACCAGAAAATCTGTTTTGATAACCTCTAACTTTTTTAGCAGTTGAAGCAACATCAAAGGTTACATTAGCAGAAGAGTAGAATACTTGACCATCTATTCTTAATTGGTCATTAACAGCATTGTTCTCACCACCAAGTTTAGGACCTTCTTCGTGTCCTTCCCATCTGTTTGAATTTTCTCTATCTATTCCGTCTGTCATTGAAGCTTTTTGGTCAGTCGCTAATTCTATTTGTAATGCACCCCAAGTACCGATACTATTAACTCTAAATGTAAAGTTAGGAGCACCACCGCCACCTAAATCAGCGTCAGCGATTGTAATAACTTCGTTTTGTGCATATCCAAGACCACCCATTTGACCACCAAGATTTTTCTTGGTTACGGTTACAGAAGATACTGAACCGTCTTCTTCTACGATTAAGTCAAAGGTTGCGTTTGAACCAGCACCTGAAGTTGCAGTTTGGGTTACATTTCTGTAAATACCAGGTTTTCTTAAATAGTGTGCGTTGCTAAAATTGTCAACCGTTTTAACTGATTGGTAACCTTCAACGGTTACATTGAACATAGGTGTATTGAATCCACCAGTTCTACCAGCATTTGAGTTCTCAGCAGCTGCGGTAACATTTGTACAATTTACATAAGGATAGAATCCTTGTTGTCTTGCAGGAGAAGCAGCAGAAATATTTGTGATTGTTTCAACAGCACCATTGTCTATTACTATCTCATCATCAAATTGCATTTCTTCTGATACTCTTTCCCAATACTTGTTTCCGTCTGTATCAGCTTCTTGGTCCCAAGGTAAGTATTTACTAGTACCGTCTGTCGTATGTTCTAGTATACAAATATAAGTTGCTCTTACTTTGTTGATTTGGTTTCCAGAATACTGATTGTTTGTTGAGAAGTCATTATCTAATTCTACATTTACTTTGACAATATCATTAGGATAGTATGTTAAGTATGAACCACTTTCATTTGTATTGTCGTGTAAACCTCTATACTTAAATGAGCTTCTTACTAGTTTCCAAACTGGTTGGTCGGCAACAACAATTTTAGGACCCCAATTTGCAGTAGGATTATCATATGAGAAGAGATATAATTCTTTAGGTGTTTCGTTAGTAATTTCTATTCTGATTTCTCTTTTAGTAGCGTTATTGTAAGTAGATGTATTAAAGTAATCACCACTTGCAGTACCACCACCAACAGCCTTACCATCTAAAAAGTAGGTTACATCTTGGTGGTAAAGGTTAGTATTTTTGTTAGAGGCACTATTAGCGAAAGCAGGTTTGTTATCATCAAAATCGTTTCCGTCGTGTGATAAGATTAGTGTATCACCAATCATTACTTGCTCTTCTGCTAATGGCCAAGTTGCTTGACCGTCCCATTTGTAAGCGTCTGAACCTGTACTTGCAGATACAGCTTTCGTCAACCTTACATATCTTCTTTTGTTCTCTTTAGGAACATCATTTGTGGAATCTGTATTCTTAACGCAGATATAATCAGAATTATTGTACATAACCACATCATCACGGATATAAGTTTCTGTACTCTTCCAATCACCTCTAAAATTAAAGAACAGATTTCCTATTTTAGTTTTAGTTGTTGCCATTGTTTTCTCTTCCTAATTTATACTATTTATGTTGTTTCTATTACTAGGTCACCAGCCTTGTCTAAATTAATTTGCATAGTTCCGCTGATAACTTCAAATCCTTCGGCAGCATCCGTTCCGTCAAAGAAAGCACTTTCCTTCTGTATTAATTCATTAGCATTAGTGATAATTCTTCTCTTCAATGCTAAGTCATCATCATCAATTGAAAGTGTTTGTAATGTCGGTGTACCTTGGTCATCTACATATTTTTTAGTTGCAAGGTCTTGAGCCGCTGTTGGTGAAATACTTGACGACATTTGAGTTTGTGCAGTCAAAGTAATAATACCATTATTTTGTGTTCCTATATTCAAGTTAACATCTGTACCACTTACACCTGTTGTAGATATAGTTTGTGCAGTTGCCGTAATTGAACCTGCTGTCAATGAGTTAACTGAAAGGTCGTTTTGACCTCCACCAAGTTGACTATCAACATAAGTCTTAATAGCTCTTTCGGTTACAAGAGCAGTATCAGAATTATCTGCTAATGTTCCGTCAGTACTAAATTCATTAATTGTAGCACCAAAGTTACCTTGAGCATTAGAACCTAACGAGATTTCTTGTAATCCAGAAAGGTCAAACGCTTCGGCGTTCAATGTTGCTTTACCAGTAGCCTGTTCAACTTTAAATAAGTTACCTACTCTAAAGTTACCATCTTGGTCAGTTGAAGAGTAGAATACTCTACCTCTATCAGTTTCTAATACTTCGTCATTAGGGTCTGGTAATTGTGATGGAGTGTTAGGATAATTAGTAGTTGAGAAACCACCAGTACCTACATCCAAGAAGTCGTGTCCAGTTAATCTGATATTTGAGTAATTACTTCTTAATGTTGCAGTCTCGCCGTGTGTAGGTGCATTTGAAGTAGTAAACACAGGATTTACTCTAACTAATCCTGCACCACTTGAATAACCTGATACTGATACAACATAGTAAGCTTGTCCAGATATACCAGCAAACTCTACAATGTCACCACCAGTTGGCGATTTACTTAATCCTGTTAATCTTACAAACGCTGTTCCAGCAGCTGAGATTTCAGCGTAACCATCTCCAGTAATAGTAGCAGTAGTTGTTTCTGTTTTATATCCAGAACCAGCAGTTGTTACCGTTGTTTGAGATATTACACCATTACCTATAGCAGAAGTTGCTGTTGCAACACTAGAAGCATTAGGGTCTGTAATTGTAACCGTTGGTGCAGAAGAATAACCAGCACCACCGTCTAATATTAAAATTTTTGAAACTTGTTGATTTTCTACAACTGCTCTTGCGAGTGCGTTTCTACTAGGAGAACCACCACCAGTTATAGCAACTCTAGGTTCAATTTCATAACCTGAAGATGTATCAAAAGATGTTGCAGGTGATAATCCAGAGTTTACAAATACATCAAATCCAGCAGTACCATTTTCTTTTTGTACCGTTGCAGTTTTTGTAGAAGCAACATAGTCAGCGATAATACCTGTATTACCGTAACCTTGTCCTGTGTAAATTGTAATTCTCATTCCGTTATAGAAATCATCTGGTTGACTATCAGAAGCAGCAAGTTTAATTGTACTTGAAGTTCCTGATTGTGCGAATCCAGAAGTTGTAAAGTGAGTTGAACCGTTATTGGTTACTTCAATATATTTAACGGCACCGTTTGCAAAAGAGGCAGAAGCAGCACCAGAGGCACCAGAACCTGCAATTGATATACTTGCATTAGTGTATGCTTCCCCAGCGTATTCAAATTCAAGTCTTGCGATTCCTGAACCAGATACTAATACTCTTCCTACTCTAGCTTCGTTGTTTTGTAAATCTACCGTTCCAGTATAAGGCGTTTCGTTTGCGTCAATACCGTTTGCAGTAGAACCATATTCACCATAAGAGTTGTTTGAGTTTAGTGAACGAATAACAGCACCACTATCACATAGATAACCGTGGTGTGCGTAATAAGTGAATACAGATACTAATTCTGATTTTGCATTTGCAAGTGCCCAAACACCGACACCACCGTCAGATATTTGAGTAAAGTCGTTTGCAAGAATTGAACGGTTACCAGCATTGTGCAATGAACCGTCAATCTTAATACCAACTGAACCACTTCCAAAGTGTGAGCAGTTTTGTATAAATGGTGATTTACTTGTAATGTGAACAGAAGTGTCACCAACACCAGTTCCTGGGTCAAGTGCGAATACTACGCCTGAACGAGTTGCACCGTCAGCAGTATTTGGTCTTTGAACACCATAAGTGTCAGCACTTCCCATAGTACCTTGCATACCAGAGAAAGTGAAACCAGAGAAGGTTACACCGTTTCTAACTCTAAACATATCTGCTCTTGCGTTAGGTGTGTTTGTTAATCCAGTTGCTAATGAGTTTCCTGAAGCAGGTTTAACTACAGCACTTCTTAAACCATCACCAATAACTTGCGTGTTTGCACCAACAACTATCGGTAATGCTTCTTCGTATTCACCAGTTTTTACATATAAAGTTTTTTGTAGATTAGCGGCAACATTTGTATTCATCCAATTTAATGCGTATGCAATTGTTAACCAAGGTTTGTCTAGTGAAGTTCCTCTTCCTGTATCAGAAGCTGGGTCGTTATCAGCACCGTGTTTAGCAACGAAATAAGTATTTTGCGTTACCCCAGCGATACCCCAACTTACATCTGTACCATCTGATTGTAAAACTGAACCAGAAGTACCGATACCTAATCTAATATTTTGTGTAGCGTTTCTTGTTAATAGGTCACCTCTTGTAGTGGTTACGAAATTGGAATCACCTTCGGCAATCAAATCCCAGTAAACACCGCCTGTATCATAGTCAGGTCTTTTTGCGTCACCTTGTACGGCAGAAGAAGTGTGAGCAAGTTTACATCTATAAGAAGATGAACCATAACCTATTGCGTCTCCTGGAGCATATTCAGTTGCGTCTGCCCAACTATCTCTCCAGTTAAATCCTTCGTTTAGTTTATCCCAACTTGCAGTTGTTGTTGGAACAACTCCTGTTGCGTCTTGTTTTGCAACATATGTGTGACCACCATATCTAACAACATCTCCAGTTTTGTATGCAGTAGAACCGGCATATGTTCCTACCATTTTGAAACCAGTAGTTAATACTTCCCAGTATGTTGCGTTGTTGTAAGGTGTTTGTCCTGTTGATTGTTGAACAGCGACATAGTTATAACCTCCGTAGGTTACAACATCACCTGCTTGATAAGCAGTAGCACTATTATAACTATCTTCAAATTCTAATCCAGAAACGAATACATTAAATTTAGCAGTATCTATTGTAGAAGCGGCAGTATGTTCTACGGTACAGATATAAACATTTGCACCATATTTTGCTAAATCGTTAACTTTGTATGCTGTTCCTGAAGAATAAGTTCCTGTCCAGTTAAATCCTGGAACGAAACTAGTCCATTTTGAAGTGTCGTCATATAAATCTGATTGTGAAGTGTGGGCAGTATTACAAACAAAAGTTGAACCTCCCCATTGTACAACATCATCTACTTTGTAGTATGTTGTTGTTTGCCAAGCGCCTTTCCATTCTTGTCCGGCACTCATCTTTTTCCATTTTGTTGTTGAAAGGTCAGCTTCAAAAGTTGCTGAACCTGTATGGTTTGCCATTGCGACAAACGAATTACCACCATATCTTACGACATCATCTTTGATATAAGCGGTACCTGTAACCCAATCCCCTTTAAAGTGAAATTTAAGTCTACCTAAAATAAAATCTGCCATTTTTATTCTCTCTCTTGTTTAATTACAAATATCTACTGACATTTGATTGTGTGTAATAATTTCCACCAGTAGGAATCCAGTTGGTTCCAGTAGTGCTTGTTGCCGTCTCACTAGCCGCATAAGTATAATCGTGTTGATATCTAGCGACTAACATTCCTTCATCATTAATAAAGTAAAAAAGTTTCAACGGGTCAAATCTAACTTGTTGATACTTTCTAAATTTTGCATTTGTTTGAAAGTGTGCATCCGTTGTTTCGTCAAAATCACTTTGTAGTGTATTCTGAACGGTAGTACCATCACTTGCTTTTCCTATTGCAAGTCCTTCAAATCCATTGTACCCAAAACCTTCTCCATTGTTAACTTCAATAGTATCTGTACTATCAAGTTTAGTCTTCGTGTAAATTAGAAGACCATTTACATCACGGTTAAGGGCGTGCATAGCGTATTCATTTGAAATCTGAAATCCAGCAGCGTCTACTCCGACGGCGGTTGAAGCTCCTGTTGCTAATGCTAATGCCATTTAATTCTTCCTCTTTTTCTTATATTTATACTATTTATAATCTATTAAGTATTCTCTAGTACTGAAATAAAAGTATCAGTTCCTGTGATATTACTTACTACTCTTATTATATCATTGGCCTCTAAATTTACAGGTTTATCTAAAATAAATGTGTTATTTTGAGGTATGATACAATTCTTTATTATATGTCTAAAAGTTGTACCACCATCTATGGTCACTTTTACATCTACATTTGCTTGTGTACTTTGTGAAGTATTAGAGATATAAACAGCGTGTAGCACAGCAGTTCCGTTAGAAGGCGCTGTATATACATTTGCTGTTGCGTCATCAGCCGTAGGGTTCGCTTGTCCTGCATTTTTAAAAGCACTTGCCATTTATTATCCTCCAAAGACAACAGCAAAGGCAAGAATATCTCCTGTCAATGCAAGTGTCCCACTTGAATTAGGTAGTTTAACCGTTCTATCAGCAGTCGGGTCTTCTACCGTTAATGTTGTTTCGTATGCGTCAGGTGTAATACCTTCAAAAGTGATATTAGCATTATTCAATACTATATCTGTCGTTGAAGTGTTACCTGCTTGTAATACTGATTGAATATTAACAGCAGACGCACCACCAATTTCTTTAACCGTATTCGCATTTGCCTTGGTATAAAACTTACCATCAGCAATGTTCATTGCGATTTCACCGATTTCTAAATCACTTAATTGTGGTACAGAACCGGTTGTAAAACTTCGTTTTGGTTTTATGACCGTGGACATTAGAACGACCCACCATCAATTGTAGTTACCGCAACGGCACCAGAAGTAACCGTGAAGTTTGCAGTATCAAAAGACGCAACTCCTTTATTTGTTGTTGAAGCATCCTCACCAGCAATAGTGATTGTTGAACCACTAGCAGAAGTATCAATTCCTTCGCCACCTGCAACGGTCAAAGAACCTTCAAGTGCGAAACTTGGTGTTCCTGTATCGTTGTCTGAAGCTAATGTAATATTCGGATTGTTAAGTTTTGCAGCTGTAATACTTCCTGCTAACATAGCATTTGTAATACCACCTGCTTTAACTTGTAATGCGTCTGATACAACAGCGATTGAAGAGTTATCTACATTTACATCTAAAGTATTTCCTGCTTTGACAAGAGCTGCACCTGCAACTACTTGACCAGCACCAGAGAATTGTGATACAGGTAATTCTGTATTATTAGATAATGTATTGTCTGTTAATGTTGGTGTTCCGTTATGTGTAAATACATAACCGTTATCACTATTAGCAGTTCCTTCTTCAACGAAAGTAAATGTACCGCCAGTAATTTCACTACCTGCGTCAGCGTCAGAAGCTCTAGTTAATCTCCAGTTTGAAGAGTTAGAACCTATATCTGATACAACATATAATCCGTTTTGTCTTGCTTCAGTTTGGTCTTTTACTAACACTCTATCGTTTACTGATAAGGTTACGCCGTCTATAACAAGAGCAGCTTGTGTACCTGCGTTGTCTAATCTTCCGTTAGATTGGTCATAAGTAACCGTTAAAGCAGAAGCTGTGGCAACTCTACAACTATCTTTAACATCTAATCCTGAAGAAGCACTATCAACATATTCTTTTGTTGCTAAACTATCAGCAGCAAAACCACTTCTGTCTTTATATCCACTAGGTACGGTAACCGTTCCTGTTCCGTGTGGTGTTAGTGTAATGTTCTTATTACTTGATGTTGTTGAAATATCTTGTCCGTTTAAAGTCAAGTCATCAACTACAGCACTTGTTAATCCTGATAGGTCAGTAATAGAGTTTCCTAAAGAAACTGCTGTACCACCTATTGTAATACTATCGTTTGCTAACTTAGCGCTGGTTACACTAGAGTTTGCAAGTTGAGTTGTTCCGATACCACCATCTTGTACTTTAATTGTAATTGTATTTGCAGTAGCAGTTGTATCAATTGTACCATCACCTGTTAACAATAAAGTGTTTGCAGTTGAATAGTCAATTGTAGAACCAGCACTATCTTCTAAAGTAAGTGTAGTATCAACAGCGTCAAATCCTAAAGTCGCTTCTCCAGCATTTGCAGATATAACTTTAAGGAATTGTCCTTGAGAACCTGCACCATCAGGCAATACTATTGTTGATGAGTTTGCTAATGAAGTAGGCGCTTTTAATACAATGTTATTTGAACCATTGTTTAACGCCTCGTTGAAAGTAATTTGACCTGCGTTAGTGTTTGAGTTACCAAACACCATTGTGTCAATTCTGTTATTTGAATCCGTTGTGATTAATTTTTCTGAAGTAACCGTACCGTTTGAAGTAGGAAATAATTCTGTGAAATACTTACCACCTACAACATCAATACTATTTGCGTTACCAGAACCGTCTGTACCACCAGTACCAATATAAAGTCTATCACCACCGTTGGCAGCTGTACCAGTACCATACGCATACGCCATTTCACCAAGTTTTAATGTTGAAGGTGCTGTAGCGTTAGCACTTCGTTTAATTCGTATTATAGTTGCCATTTTTTATTCCTTAAAAGTTTCCGCCGTTTAATGTGATTGAACCAGTAGTTGTTGTTATTTCGTCTCTAACAACAAACTTATCACTTGAACTAGAGTATTGTATCATTGAACCATCTTTTAATGAACTAGCGTCAACATCTTGTAATAGTCTCAACTTTAATGTTGAGTTAGTAACCGCTGTCTGACTTTGAGCACCAGCAGGCATTGTGACCGACACTTGTTGCGGTCTTGTAATCGTACTATCTATTCTTGCTTTTATCTGAGCCACTTTACAATCTCCCTCTAATTGTTAATATTTATAACCAAAGGGTACTCAAACTTAATAGTATTTAGTTTATGTGGTTACATTAGGGCGAACGGTTATTATTCCTTCTATAACTCGGGTAACCGTATTTGAGGTGCTGTTCGTAACCTCTACATCATAGACATATCTACTAGGTGCGTCTAGGGCAGAAGTTTGAGCAGCCGTTAAAGATAGTGTGATAATCCCTGTTGTAGGGTTCGCTACTGCTGTTGTCATAGTGATACGAGTTTTAGTACTCTCATATCCTTTTGCCATCTTAGCCTCAACCGTATGACCTGTGAGGTCAAAGGCTGCGCCATCATTACCTGCAAGGGTGACATTTGAACTAAATGTGGTGCCTTGGTCTATCCTTAAATTTGCTATTGCCGCCATTGTTTACTATTCTTTTGGTGTATCTTTGGTATCTTCTTTAGGAGCGTTTGGGTCTATTCCCAAGAACTCACAGATTTTCGCATTGTAATATCTGATAAGCACTTGAACTTTTTCCATTTCAATCTCCAATCTCGCCTGATTTTGAACAAGTTCCTGTCTTGCGATAACATAGTTTTTAGTCTTGTCATCAAACTTATTCTCATCATACTCTTTACCATTAATCTTAATTGCCATAATTTTCTCCTGTTATAGTATTATTTATATTAATTCCAGTATCGTACTTTATTTCTTTTTCATAATATCCACGAATATCTGGTATCATACCACTATTCTCATCTTTAGGGTATGCTGATATTATCTTGTTATATATGTGTGGTGTTTTATCATACACCTCAAAGTAATCGTCATTGCCATATAATAACATTGGGTCATTTAACAACTCATAAAAGTTGTCACCATAATCTCTCTCAATCCACTTCGCATAGCATATCGCTACACAATAACTCTTTGCTGGGTATACGAACCTGTCAACTTTTTCGTTCCAATGTCGTATTGCCCAATCTACAATATCGTCTTCTTTCCATATCAAAGATATCTCTTTGTCTGCTAGAGTATCTTTATGAGTAGTGTTTAGTCTATGGTAGACTTCTTGTTTGAGTTTCCATTCCTTCATAACTTATATACTCCACATTTTTGCAATCGTCCCAAGCGTTGATTTTTAAATTTAAATAATTCTCTCTATTGACTTTGTAAAACTTAATCCAGTTATACCACTTAAATAGTCTTCGCCACTCATATATCCACTTATTGATATTATAGTCTGAAATATGAGTATCACTTTTATAGAATTTTTGACCTCTATAAATGTTGTTAAATTGTTTGTCAATACTAAAGAAGTCGTGTCCTATGAGATAGACTTCTTTTAATTCTGATACTTCTTTACACGCAACATAACCACTTGTCGTTCCTGTACCCCACTCAACTTGTTCGTGTTCTCTATAAATGTCTGTCAAGTTTTTTACTTTGTCTTCTGTACACCAACTTAATGATACTTCTGTTTGATTAGTTTCTTTGTCTTTATATCCGTGTACAACAAATTCTTTAGAACCTTGTCTTTGATTTTCTATTAATAGTCCGTCTCGTCTTATAGTTTTTATATCTCTATGTTCAGGAAACATACCTTGTATCATCATATCAAAATTCTGTACAGGTATCGTAACCCAATCTCTAAAATAACAATTTGCAGTATAACAATAACCACTTCTGTATATTTCGTGCATAATAGGATGGTCAGTTGCAACTAATATGTCAGGTGCAAAATCTTTATAGAGATTATTACAACCTATTATAACGCCTCTACCTTTGAGAGACTTTAGATTGAAACCTCTTCTACTTCTACCATTACCTATACAAAATGCTCTATTAGACATTAATCAATCTCTCTTTACCATATCTAAACTTGTAAGTATCTAATAGATACTTGTAACCATTACAACCATTTTCTAAATTTTCAACAAATCTATAATGTTCAGTTAAACAGAAACCTTTGTATTCACACTTATTACATATAGGCGATTTATCTATCTTTTGTTTTTCTTCTTCTGTCCACTTTATATAATCTTCAAAGTTATCTACTTTTCTAAAATACTCTTTATCATCTTTGTCAAAGTCTAATACTGCTAACTCTCCTGAAGGTGTAATATATAAGTGGTCATCTGAATATGCGTTATAAGATTTATCTAAACTATCTAATATATTTAATTCATTAACAAAAGTAAAATCTTCTATTCTTTCGTCTGTATCATACTTTGTCATAAAGGCAGGATATTGAGCACATAACTCTAAAATATAATCTTCAAATTGTGCGTCTGTTACCGTATAATTGTTTGCCTGATTTTTACTATAAGGTTTTACTTCAACACTTTTAAATCTTTTATTTCTATGTTTTAGTTTTCTGAAATTTTCCCAGAAGTGAGCACTACCTACTTCTTTTAATACTTGTTCATTTGCTAATACAAGAACAGAAAAATCAACAGGCAACTTTGTCATATTCTCAAATACTTTCATATGGTCTTGTCTTGCAGTAAAATCATAACTAACACTTAAATAATAATCAGGATTAAAAAATATAGGATTCATTGTAGACAAGTTAGTATTAATATTAATCTTATCTTTGTAATAAAATCTAATAGTATTAGTAATCGCTTCTAATTTATCTTTCTTAATTATACCTATCTCGCCACCATATAAGTCAATATGGTTTATATCTCTATAAGTTTGTATATGTGCAAGTATATCATTTAACTTGAAATGGTCTATTGTCTTCGTATCACCTAATTGTTTAGGTGTAAGATAACACCAAGGACATCTAAAATTACAATGATAACTAGGATTGATAGATAAATTAATCTTCGGCAATGTCATATTCAAGTTCCTCAATTATATTTAAAATCTTTCTTTTACTATATCTGAATAAAATTAATCTTTTAATATGTGACCATATATTATTATCTTTAAATAAACCGAAATATAAAAAACTATACGCAGTATGATTTCTCATAAACAATCTATTCAATTCATTATATTCTGCTTCTCTCTCCATAGGTTGTTCAACTCTAACACCTATTTGACCATTAACATTTGCCACTTGTTCTTTTACTTTAAAAAATATACCAGGTACATCTTTTAGTTTTTGTATTACATCAAAAATTCTTTCTATTCTATTCTTGCCTGGTACAGCAATCATAACATACCAGTTTAGATAGTGTTTGTTTCCGTAATGACCTTCACAACTTGATAGAGGTAGATAACCTTTTCTAACAAGTGCTTTACAATGTTGTAATACACCAGGTTCTACTTCGTTATCATACTCTTTGTCAAACGGACTTACTGATAAGGCATAGTAACCATTTGAGTAATCTAAATCTTGTTTTTCTGAGGCGTGTATTCTGCCATTAGGAAATAATTTATTCTTCATATATTAAAATCAAAACACCCGACTATTCTATCTTCTTTACCAGGTACACTTTTCCAATCACTTACTTTGTGTTGCCAAGTCTCTTTGTGATTTAAGATAATCATATCACCTTTACCTGGGTGCAACATACAAGACAATTCGTTAGTCTCTTTATTTCTAACTGATATTGAACCGCCTTGTTCTCTATTACTAGAATTTGTAAAGTACATTAATATAGCAAGGTTCGCTCCTTCTTTCAAATCATTGTGCCAATTAGTTGATGGATTATCAACACCATTGACTATTTCAGGTTGACCGTATAGATTATACTTACCTGATATTAGTTTAATATATTTATCACCCAAATAATTATGGGTTATTTTAAGTGCGTTGTCTACTTCTTTCGTGTGAATACAAACTTTATATTCTCCTTGTTGTTTAAAAGGTATCTCAACACCTTCAAAAAATCTAAATGCAACAGGATCCTTAAA